GCTTTGTTGTAGGTGGACCAGTTGGTGATTCTGAACTTTTGCTTTGCCACGGAATGGTCTGTGTTGTCGGGAGGATACGTGATCTGATCCTTCAACTCAGCAAAAGTTCGATTTATTCAACAAAGCCGCAGGCAGTAGAAGAATTTTATGATGCGTTTTCTCTGGAAAGCATGGAGCCAGGTAGCACCATCCGCATTGCTACAAAGGGCGACCTGGTAATCATGATGTATCGGAAAGAGGAAGCCAAATGAATAAAGCCTCCCCAGTAGAGTTAAGAGTGAGCATCGAAATGGCGCATAGCCTCGCTCAAATTGGAGTCAGGTTTGTACCAATTCCAGTAGAAACAGATGAAGAATTTCAAAGGTTAGCGGCATCGGCAGCACAAAAGCTGGAAATCATGGCGGAGAAAGCAGAGAAAGCGGAAGGAGACGGACAGTGAGTGAAACTAACTATCAGGAGTTGCGTGAAGCGGCAGAGAAAGCAACGTGGGGAGACTGGGACTCATATAAACCACACCGTGGCGCACGTGGTTATGAGGTCCGACTAAGTAGTCAGGCCATTGCGCAACACGTTCTGAAAAACAACGCTGAATTTATTGCTGCCTTTAATCCAAAGGTTGCTTTGGCACTACTGGATGAACGGGAAAGGAACCAGCAATACATCAAATCCCGCGACCAGGAGAACGAGGAAATTGCGCTAACGGTAGGGAAGCTGCGCGTTGAGCTGGAAGCAGCAAAAAAGCGCATAGCAGAACTGAAAGCCGAACCTGTAAGCCAAACTTACAAGTTGCCTCCCCTGTCATCCAACGAAGTAAACGACGCGGCATGGAAATTACACAACATGCTGACTGAACACGGCCCGCTAAATGGGCGTCAGTTCAACAATCTGAAAGGTTGCTTCTATGAGGCATTAAAGGTCGCAATGCGCAACTATCCGGTTACTCCGGATAGTTCGGCGCAAGCACCAGGGAAGGGGGGCTTCCCCGGAGAGCGGATCCGAATTAAGCCGCATGTTTACCGTGAACTGGTTAACCGCCTCCACGATACAGCGATCAAGTGTGCTGGCACCCAGCAATTACGGGAAAGAATTAGCCGCGTTTTGGGCGAAGTTATTACACCAGATCGTCATAAACAAGCCGAGAAAAGCGGCCTGGAAAGGAGTCATCTTGAGGCGGCATTAAACATTAAACCGGGGCATACGCTAGGTGTCATTGATGCCATGTTGGTCCATGAAATGGCAAGGGCTTTATTGCCGCTGGTGGCTGAAAAGCATGAGGCGGACCATGCCAACGAAAGCTGAGTTACAGGCGCGCATAGAGATTCTTGAAAAAGAGAATGCGAGTCTAACTCCTGGAGGTTTCTTGTGTCAGATCGAAATATAGCAGCTAAAAGCCAGGAAGAGCGAGACAAGGTGAACGTAGCGGCGTTGCTTACAAACCCCGCTTTCACAAACTATGCCTTTTCAATGTATACTGTATGAATAAACAGTATCATTGAGGTAAAACGCTATGGGCTTCCCTTCTCCTGCGGCGGATTATGTTGAAAGCCGAATTTCTCTTGATCAGCAACTAATCAGGCATCCATCAGCAACCTACTTCATGCGGGCGGCAGACAGCCATCACCGTGAGGGAATATTGCAGGGTGCTTTGCTGGTGGTTGATTCCTCGCTTACTCCGGTTGATGGTTCGCTGCTTGTCTGCGCTATGGAGGGTGAATATCGCATAAAGAGATACCGAAAGTATCCGCGCCAGCACCTGGAGGATTTAAGCACCGGGAAGAAAGAGGCGTTACCAGTAGATGACGATGGTTACACGGGGAGTAATGCTGTTTTTGGTGTGATCACTCATGTCATCAATGATGTCCGAAGTGGGGAATTTGATGATTGTCCAGTGATTTAAGCTGCAAAGTGCTGGTGCTTTATGCCTGTGAAGTTTACAATTGTGTGCACATAACGAGTACACGAGGTGTTTATGCAATCCATTAACTTCCGTACCGCGCGTGGCAACCTTTCTGAAGTGCTCAACAATGTTGAGGCCGGGGAAGAGGTTGAAATCACCCGCAGAGGCCGTGAGCCAGCAGTAATTGTCAGCAAGGCTACTTTCGAAGCCTACAAAAAAGCGGCGCTGGATGCTGAATTTGCATCCCTGTTTGACACCCTGGACTCCACCAACAAGGAACTGGTTAACCGATAATGAGGCATATATCACCGGAAGAACTGATAGCGCTTCATGATGCGAATATAAGCCGCTACGGCGGCCTGCCGGGAATGTCAGATCCGGGCAGGGCAGAGGCCATTATCGGGAGAGTCCAGGCCAGAGTTGTGTACGAAGAGATCACCGACCTTTTCGAAGTCTCCGCCACCTACCTGGTGGCTACGGCGAGAGGGCATATATTCAATGATGCCAATAAGCGTACCGCGCTAAACAGTGCGCTGCTATTTCTACGCCGTAACGGTATACAGGTATATGATTCTCCCGTGCTGGTGGAACTTGCGGTGGGGGCCGCAACTGGTGAAATCCCCGTATCTTCAGTAGCGGAAAAACTACGTGAATTATTTGGTCCCAATATTTGAAAAGAAGCCCGCTCAACCAGGCGGGCTTCCTACTATCACTCAATGATTTTTTCTGCTGTCAGCCAGCTAATTCGGTGATGTTTTTAGGCGTCAGCATCAGCATCTGCTTCCACATCAGCCACGGCTTCATCGGACGGTTCTTCTTTGGCCTGCTCTGCAATCGCCGCACGGCATTTGGCCCTTGCTGTGGCGATTGCTTCAGCACGCACATCATCAGGAATCGTTGACGTGATATACATATCCAGTTCTTCGGCGCGGAACACTGTTTGGTCCAGATATTCGCGTAGCATCCAGGTAAATTCGAAATCACACGCGATAATCTCTGCGCTACCTTCCGCACCATTAGGGAAGTGGATAAACGCTTGTTTGGCTAAACCAATAACACGACATGCAGTAGCATATACAGCAAGCAATAAATTTTCGTTTTCGCATGAAACGGGCTGGTTTACGCCAGTAATAATGCCATTAATGGCCCGGTCGAACGGCTTGTAGTTCGATATGCGCTCTACACGCCATATCCCCAAAAGAGAGCCATTACGGAATATGACAGGAGTAACAGCTAATTGAAGCTCACCGATCAGCCGCTGCGCAAATGAATAATTATCAAACAAGCCAATCGGCGGGCAATGATATGTCTGCGCCAGTTTGATCAGTTCGTCCTGTGAATACTCTTTATCACGAACAGTGAAGAACATACGTTTGCCTGTCTCACCATTACGCCAGATAGCAATCCCTTCCTCTAACAGAAGTTCTTCGTCAAAGCCAAAATAGGCCATAACAGTGCGTTCAATAGTGACTAATGGCAGTGACATATCTGGTTCGATTTCAACAACCAGACCGTTACGCAGGCGGTATAAAATACGTTTTGCGTTTTCCGTGCTCATATCCTTTCTCTGCTTATAACTTTTCGTACTTAAGCTGTGAACGCTTAATTTCAAAGCGACCTTCCGATGTGCTACCAAAGCCACCAGCACCTCGTTCTGTTTCATCGAGTTCATCAACTTCGACCAGCGAGACTTGTTCCACACGCTCAAAAATGCCTTGCATGACAGCCATTCCAGGCTTGAGGCAAACGCCTTCACCGCCGGGATCAGTAATCAATTTTGCCATGATTTCACCGCGATAATCGGAGTCGATAATTCCTACGCAGTTAGCCAGGCGCGTATGTTTTTTGCAGCCCAATCCGGATCGCGGATAGAGTTTCAGACACCAGCCGGGCGGGATCTCCATAGCCAGTCCGGTATACACCCACCAGCTTGAGGAAATTGCACCATTGCTATCGACGCATGGTGTTATTTCAACAGCCTCAAAATCCATTGCTGCCGATCCTGCGGTGGCATAGAACGGCAGTTTTGCACCAGGATGCAGGCGCTTCACTTTTACGTTAATCATGCTTCTTTGCTCTTTTGGTGAAGGTGTAAATTCGACGTTTAATATGCGGGGCAGTCGGTACGGATACGTTTGTGGATTCGATAATGCCTTGCTCTTCAAGAGAGCGAACGGCACGCAGGAACTGAGACGCATCGCCGCCACCGGACAGCCAGAATTTACGGGCGTAAATGCTGCCGTTACGGATAATTTCAGCAACGACACGAGACTGGGTTTGTGTTTCACGATAGGCAAACAGTTGCCGGGCTTCTTCCGGCGTAATAGCCAGTTGATAGCCTTTCCCCTTATGGGCGCGAATAAAACCAAACGACACCAGGTGTTTTAGTTCCCTGCGCGTAGTCTCATAACCGTATTCCTGTATCTGGAGATTGAGATCGGCGGGCTTTAGCCATGCTTCCGGCGACTCAGTAAGAAGCGCCAGCAACTTACCGGATAGCTCAGGGGAGGAAGACGGGTAACAGTTAAGAGATGGGTAATAGTGTTTCATTTGCGCCCCCTTACTGGATAATGAGAGCGGGCATCAACCGGAGCAATGAATCCGGTTGTAGGGCGGGAAAATACGAGATCAATCTTCTCGGTCATGGCGCGATAGTTTTCCTGATAGTGGGCCAGGAGTTTTTCAGCAGCAATGACGGTTACTCGCCGGACGTAGCTTTCAGCTTCGCCCAGGTTTGACCATTTCTTTTCGAGGGTAAGTACAGGTACGGTCTCAAGCCCTGTCATGATTCCGAACACCACGACAGCCTCGCCGCGCTTAACGCCAGCAGCAAAGGTTACGGTGTAACCGTCAACCGTGAAACGCCTTGATTCCGTGATACGACTCTGCAAAGTACCCCCAGAAAAAACAGGCGTACTTTACAGTAAAATGCAGTGTTAAAAAAGGGTGTTAGAAATTTAATCTCATGAATCCATGAGGCGGCTATTGGCACCTGCTGTCACACCGCCACGACGAAGATAACGCATCAGTGTTTCGGGCTTCTTCCATGTACCTTCCTGCATAATTTCAACCAAAGACACCTGTTTTTCAGCCATATCTATGGCGGCACCAACACGCGCACTGTGGCCTGTCCACGTCCGGTAACGGCCTTTATTGGGGGTGGCATCACTCTTACCCAGCAGCGCCCAGGCGTCACTGAAAATCTTCTCCATCGCGGGCGCGGTTAATGGCGTGGTGGTGATCCGCGCTTTGTTGCTCCGGTGTACTGGCGGGAAAAGTATCGCATCCGGGTGATCACGTAGTCCGGACGCGTCCAGCCAGTCATTGAGAACCGCAGTTGTCCGGCGGGAGAGCACCTTATCAAGTCCGGCGGCGGTCGTGATGGTTTTGGTGTGGGATACGTGAAGCGTTACAGTGTCACCAGTCTGTTCCAGATCGCGAACACGCACGCGGGACATTTCAGCCATACGCAACAGGGTATTGTAGGCCAGGAACAGAAAAGCCCGGTTGCGCAGATCCACCAGCCTGTCAGAGCGGGAGAGCAGCACGTCGAGCAGTTTCAGGTCATCCCAGCGCAGGGGCACTGCCTGGCCTGTGCGTTCGCCTTTTTCGGTTGCAGCTTCGCGCCGGATGCGCCGCATCGCCAGGGATACGCTTTTGTCATCAGAGAGTTGCGGCAGTCCGCATTGTGACAACAGCATATTGAGCATGGCGTAATGCTTTTCAATGGTGGTTGAAGCCAGATCCGCATCATGCAGTTGAAGCAGGTATTCGCGGGCAGCTTCCGGGGAGATCGGAAACCACGCAAGACCACGAGCGTGGCACCATCGCGCCCAGGAGTGAAAGACCAGGCGCAGATCGCGCAGTGTATTAGGTGAGTAAGCGCCCTGGTCATTAAGGAACTGCATGAAATTTTTGGCGGCTTCCTGGTACTCAGCACCAATATCACGAAGAAACATGCCAGAATTACCGGAGATAATAAGTTTACTCATGTAATCATTTCACCTCTATAAATTGGTGTCGCTACGCGAAAAAACAAAAAATGACAGGCTAGTTATCCGTGAGAATTTAAAATTTAAGCCCTTGATTCGAACCATGACTTTTTGAGCCTGTCAATACTGATCGTTTGATCATTATTATATACTAACTTTAAATAATGCCAATTATCTAAAGTTAGAAGGGGAAAAATTTTTTTTTGATACAACGGATCAAGTGAACAAAAAAGAAACCGTTTGATAAGCGGGATGGCACTGTTGCAAATAGTCGGTGGTGATAAACTTATCATCCCCTTTTGCTGATGGAGCTGCACATGAACCCATTCAAAGGCCGGCATTTTCAGCGTGACATCATTCTGTGGGCCGTACGCTGGTACT